GCACCGCCGAGCGAGATCGGAGGCTGCATGCCGCCAGGCCGGTACGTGCTTGCCTGCGACTGCTTGGCTCCGCCGGTCATCTTGTCCCAGATGCCGTAGTCGATCATGTTGCCCGGATTTCCAGGGTTCTCGACGTGCACCGTGATCAGCCAGGTGTCTTGACGAGTGGGGCGCGGAACGTCTGCCATTTACGCCACCGTCCCTGTGATCGGCACATTCACGATCTCGACCGTCACGAGCTCGGCGTCCGGCGAGCAGCGGACTGAGACGTGTGCCTTGAGTTCGTTACGCGCCAGAGAGTCTGGCGTATTGACTGTCGGGCCGACGTCGACGTTGAACGCATCAGCAGCCGTCGCGCCGTAGAGCAGCCCTTCGTTGTAGTAGACCTGGAGCGCTCCGGTGAGCGCCGCACCGAACGAAGCGATCGTATGCCCGGTCCCGTCGATCACCGCGAAGACGTAGAGCTCCGAGATGAGAAGGGAGTCGGCCACGACCGCCATGATCACGCGCGGCACTCCGAAGTTGACCCAGTCCGGATCGTTGGTCGGGTCGGCCATCGAGCGCCAGCCATAGATCCGCTGGCCATCCCCGAACTGGCGGATGACGTTGACCCGACCGGTGTTCAGCTGATCCCTCGTCGTCGCATCCCAGTTGGCCTGGCTCAGCGCGTTCGGGAATGACAGAACACCCTTGACGCCTGCGGCCGGAGTCCCCGGACCGTAGATGGCGTCAATCGCAGCGATGCGCGCCGCCACGAACGGGCTGGGCGGGCACACCCTGGTGGTACCGCTAACCACACCTGGAACCACCAGCCACGGAGCAAAGGCTGCCCCGTACCGGCTGAACCCATCACCCGCGACTGCCGCGAGGAGGGTAGAGGCCGAGCCGGAGTCGGGCAGATCCAGAAGAGCCACCCGGTTGGCCGCCTGAGCGTGAGCCAGCAGCTGACTGTGACGTGCTCCCGTCGTCGCACCAGGAGCAGAGACCTGACCAGGCCCCAGATCCTTGGTGAACGCATTCAGAGCGTTCAGCCACTGCGTGTCGGTGATGTTGGCCCGGTCATCGTTCCCGCCGGCAAGCGGCTTGGCCGCCGCCACCACCGGAGGCAGTGACGAAGCACCGAGCACACACCGGATGTACGCGGAGTACTGCGACCAGGTCACAGCATCCTGTTGGGTCGTCAGGTCCGCGGTCGTCTCGACCACGACGCCGCTGAGCGTGATCTGCAGACGGTAGCCAGAAGTCACGCCCGCGAGAACCTGGACGCTGACGTTGTTGTAGTAGGAGCCTGGGCCGAGCGCGTTGACGACCAGAGAGGTCGCCGCTGCGTTGTCGGGCAGGTTGACCGTCGCGGTGACCGCTGCCGGACCAACGACCCGGCTGGTCATCGCAGTGGTTCCTCCCTCGCGGAAGAAGCAGTCGAGCGCGTCCCAGAGAGACGAGTAGCTTACCCGACCGCCGAGTTTCGTGTCGGCATCGCCCGTGTTGTGGACGACCACCGGCTTGCCAACTGGGCCGGCATCGGCCAGACCGACGACGAACCAGACGCCGGTATCAATTGGCACACGACGAGGGTTCGGAGCACTCTTGACGACCACCTGCGTCCCGGGACGCAAAGCAGCCATTACGACTCCTCCTTCGTTGTCTTGGACTTCGGCGCACCGCCGAGAGACATCAAGATGCCCTCGTCAATGAGCCACTTGTTGTCTTCCTCGGCTTCGCTGCTGAGGTCGACCTCCTCGCCGGGGCCAATCATCACACCCCCGACGAGCTCCTCAGGGTGAAGCCCGACGTGCTTGTACTTTGCCATAAGCGTCACTCCTCGATTAGAGTCACCGTTGGTGTGACAGTTTCGGCCCTACCCCAGTCACTTCCGGGTTGAGTATCAGGATCCGGAGAACCGATCGGCCCAGCGTAGCGGGTGACAACGTCATCAACCCAGACCTCGAAAACCACTTGACCTGCGCTGATCGTCTGATCGTCGGTAAAGGTGAAGTGGTCATCGTAGCTCTCATCAAGCCAGTACGCGCCCGCAGCGATGCCGCCGTAGGACTGCTTCTGGATCATGATTGAGCGGGTGATCGCCGTGTAGAGGCGAACGAGCCGCATTGTGCTCCTGCGGTCTTTGGCGCTGACGAAACAACCAACCGCAATGCTGAACGGAACGTTGAACGTACCCTCTCCTGTCTGTGCCGGATTTTGTCTACTGCTGAGCCCAGGGCTGATACAGACGACGCTTGGCAGCTGGTTCGCTGACTCGCGGTCAATCTGATCAGCCGTGAGGTAGGAGCGCGGCAGCGGGAGCGACTCCCGAGGAATGTTTCTCGGGTCCGGCGCAGGTGGAGACTGCAACTCAACTTCACGGATGTAGACCGGGAACCACTTTTGCAGCGTGTCAAGCACGGCATGCTCTAGCGTGTCCGCGATCATGATCTGATCGAAGATGCTCAAACCGCCGTCCTCCACGCCGTGATCAGGTAGTCACGAACGATGACACGCATCTCAGCTTTGTCAGCCTTCGTCAACTTGATGAATGGCCGATGCCGCTGTGACGTGTCCGCGTACTCTAGGTTTGACCCTAGCTTCGCATGCTGCGGCCCTACGTCTCGAATCTGGTGTTCGGCACCCCAGACACTGACGGAGTTACGCAGCGCCAGAGTTGCATGCCCAATGCGAGGATCGAGATTGTCTCGCTGCTTACGCAGTAGCCATTCCTCCGTGTCCTGTTTCCAAGATCCACCACCACGACGCCCCTCGCTCTCGAAGGTCTGTCCAATGATCCGCATGAGGCGGCGAAGTATCGCCTCCATGGCGGGTTCTGCCGCAATGGCGGCCACGCCCATTCGTTCGAAGCGTGTGATGGCTTCCTTGATGCCGAATGCCTCAAGCGTGTACTTCACCAGCGACCCTCCAACCAGTTAGAGGGCTGCGGGTAAGCATACGAAGGAGAATTCGTCGTGCCAGAGACAACTGCGCCGGTGCTGCCTTCGCCTGCGGCAGTCACCTGCTTGCTGAGGTTCTCTACGGTGGACTCAAACTTCTCCTTCAGGAGCGGGTACGCGCTACGGCTTGAGTTGACCTGCTCTGAGAAGAAAGCGATCTCCACCTGCATGGCTACCCGGATCGAGGCTACCGTAGTAGCATCGTCCCAGAGAAACTCCGGAACGTCATCGCCGATGATATCTGCGATCTCGGGCATTGTGATCTCGATGATCGACTGGACCTCTGTGTCAGTAGGAGTTGTGTCAGGGGTGAAGGTGCCGAGCCGGACGCCGTACTGATTCACAGTCCGCGACATGATGTGCGCCGCGACCTGAGCGATCGATGGTTCGTAGTCTGACGTCGGCACCCTCTACTCCTTCCTACGACTGGGCGGCAGCGAGCTTCGCCTCGAGAGCCGTCTCGACTCCCTTGCGCGGGTCGTTGTCGGTCGCGATGTTCTCCGCGTCGAGCACCTTGTTGATGCTGTCAGCGTCGTCGCCCGCGAGAGCTACGGTCTCCTCGACGGTGAGCCGATTCGACTTGATGTACTCCGCGAGCTCCTCTGAGCTGAGGTTGTCGACCTGCCGCCCCTCTCCCTCAGCGTCTTCGATCAGCACCTCTGGGGCGATGTTCGTCTGCCCCAACGCGGCATAGACTTGCGCCGCGCCGGCACCGCTGTACGTTCCCGCCTCGATCTTCTCCCGCTCTTCGTCGGTGAAGAAGGAGCCGAGCTCCTCGAGCCTCTGGTACGAAGCATCGTCGTCGATGTCGACCACGTCGCCGATGCGGTTGATCTTCTCCAGGCGAATCGTCTGGTCGGGGTCGACCGCTGACGGCTCGTTCCGGAACCAGGTGACGAGGAGATGCTTGATCATGACTTCGGTCATCTCATCACCTCCTACGTCAGCCCCGTCGCCTGCATGACGGCGAAGGAGTTGTTGGCGTACATGAGCGGGCGCACAGACGACTGCGTCCACGTCTGCTGCTTACCGCTCGGGTCCCGCCACGTCTCCGTGGACAGGGGAGCCTCGACCCGCATCTCGCCGACCTGACCCTCGGCCAGCGCCAGCGCCTGCCCTGCGGGCTGGCGGTTGGTGACGAAGATGTCGATGTCGTACGAGTCGAGCAGAGCACCCAGCTTGTCACCGTAGATCCCCTCGAGGTTGAACATCTCAGCCGGGTTGAGGATCCACAGGTTGTAGTCCATGTTCATCTCTTCCTGCTCGGCGATGAGATCCGCCTTGGCGAAGTCCCGTGCCGGGAAGAGAGGCCAGTTCGAACCACCGGCGTACGTGGTATTGACGCTTCCCCACGAGACGCCGACGAACGTGCGCGAGTTCGCCGTGATGAAGGCGTTCAGGATCTGAATGCCCCGCTGGTTGATCTTGCGCACGATGGTGTTGCTCAGCTGCCGCATCGCGCGGGTGAACTCGCCGATGTTGTTGCGGTCTCGAGCTTCGTCCGTGAAGCGGAACTTCCCACCCCACTTCTCGACGACCGCCGCAGCCGGTGCCCTGCGGCTGAACGCGATCTCCGGGAATTCCGACCCCGGCTCCACGCGCTGGATGTCCCGATCAGCGTACAGATCGGGGTAGACGGTGACATCGTAGATGACCGCTCCGCCGGTGACCCCTCCTGCTGACGCGAATACGCGGTCGACGAAGAACCGCTGTCGGGTCAGGTCGAGGACCATCGGCGTCAGAACCCGAGTCGGATTCTGGAGCGCGATGTCGATCGAGAACGTCGTGCCGGAGATCGTCGGTGGCCCGAGCGGGTTGACGACGGCACCCGGATACGGCGCGGCTGCGACCGGAGGCGCACCCGAAGGCTCGAAGCGAGCACGAACAGGTGCCGGACCGGCAAGCATGCGGCGAATGTCTTCCCGCATGAATTCCGGATCCATCCGTCCGGCTGCTACGAGCGCGTCCATGGTATCGGGGCAGTAGCGCAGCCGCCGACCATGGTCGAGCTGGAGAACAGCTTCCATGTTGGCTTCCCTCCTTCCTCCGGTTAGATGCCGGTTCCGACGGCGTAGAGTTCGACGACGACATCCGTTCCTGCGGCACCCGCAGCGCTGTGAGCCTTGCCCACCCGCTTGCCGGTCGAGGAAGGGACGACGCGCCCCGACGTGTCGACCTGGAGCTCGTTGCCTACGGCGACGGCAGCACCAGCGGTGACGGGCACCATCGTGCCCGGACCGCGAATGATGACAGCCTTGCCGCCCTGCGCAACGTCCCAGGTCGCGACACCGCTTGTCTCACCGCCAGCTGTCGGCGCTGCCGCAGCCTGGAGGTTGCCGGTGTCACCTGCGGGCAGCGGGTCTGCCGCAAGGGCAGGACCCTGGCCCTGGTAGCCGGTCAGCGGACCCACGAACGTCTTTCCCGTGATCGCGTAACCCGCGTGAACGGTGAGGGTCTGAGTGTACGGACCCTCATAGTACGGAATGCACTCGTTGGCAGGCATCTCTGTCTACCTCCGGTACGGCGCATCCGCCTGGATGCGTGATCGAGGGACGGGCTGTCCCGAAGCCGCCG